GAGTATATTGCTCAGTCACAAAGAGGGCTTTACCAGAGCGTTTTCGGCCCTGGTTTCATGAAGAAAGCTGGTGCTGGTATTGGAACACCGTTCCAGTCTAGCAATACTGGTATATTCACTGCAACTTACGGACGGAAAGTCTGGCAAGCTTTGAACAACCAAACTCGTTTCTTTAATGCGGTACCCCGTGTAGTGTGGGGTAACACGGCTGGTTGGCGTATCAGGTCTGACCGTGGTGCGAACCGTTCCCGTCCAGTGACGGAAGTGGGTTCCATTCCATCCGTTAACATCTCTGCTATTCAGACAGTATCGAGCTTGCCTCGTATTGTCTCTACTACTTTTGGTGCGTCAGTCAAGTCCGTCTTTACGGCGCAGTTGGAAGGTGGTGTTGGGGATGTGCTGGCGTTGGAAAATGAAAACGCACAGCTTGACCACATTAAAGAATTGAACGAAGAACTACTTGCGTTGTCGGCTGTTAGAGCTAGTGCTTCTACCAACACGACTACAGTGCGAGTTGGTACCACTAATACGCTAGTTAATCACTTTAAAATAGGTGATGAGGTAGCACGGTTTGACACTAGTGCCAGCGGAGAAGCACGATTTGATATTCCTGCTGGTGTAACTGTTGGTGGTGCTGATGGTGTAAATCACGATGCTGGCCTAGTAACGTTGGACGCTGCTCCTGATGCTTGGGACACTGGAGATATTATGTATGCTTACAGTCGTGCTGGCTTCTCGTCTTTGGACGATATGGTAGCGGAAGACAACTGGGGTGCTGGTGGTGGGCAAGCACGTTCCAGGGTATTTGACCTAGCGGTTGGTGGTTCTACTGCCAGTACTGGGCGAATAGCGGGAAACTGGAACTCTGCTGCTACTGTTTTGCATAACAGTGGTGTAGGCCGTGACCTATCCCTAAATCTGATTGATACTTGTATCCAGAAGATAAGGGAAAATGGTGGAGAGCCTAAACTAATTTTGATGGGGCATGACCAATACTTCAGGCTGGAACGGTTGTTGAACTCCCAGCAACGGTATATGGGTCAAGAAGAATATCAAGTCGGTGTTGGTTCTGAGAGAACTTTCCCAGGTACCCGCACTGGTTTGGTGTTGGCAACCTACATGGGAATTCCAATTCTTCCTGATGCGGATGTACCTAAGGGTTGTAGTTCTACTAGCACTGTGTTGGGTTCCAATGTTTATGTGCTGGATACGGACTATATTGAAATGGCTATTGCACAACCCACTCAGTATGTGGAAAACCGTGACTACTTCGCAGCTAATGCGTTGGTGGTTAGGGGCCTTCTGTATACCATGGGTGAGATGCGTTGCAAGAATTTCTGGGTTCAGGCTAAAGTTACTGACCTCAACGCCTAAGTCCACCACTATGGGGGTGGGAGCCTTTAGGCTCCTGCCCTCTCTTATTTCTAAAAAACACTTGGAGGAATATAATCATGGGAATGACGTTTAATAACCGTGATACTAGGGAATTTAATAAAGGAACTGATTTTGCCCGTGGTGTTATGGGTAATAAAAAGTATGTTGAATTTGAATTTAATACGTTAGCTACTACACCTAACTATGGAACAGGTATTGACATATCTGGTATTAATTCTAAGTTTGGTTTGGCTTCTGTTTCTCATTGTGAGATAGAAACTAAGGGTGGGTTTGTGTTTAACTATGATGCAGCTACTGATAAGATTCATATGTGGCAGTCAGATAACGGCGGCGCATCGGTTATGGTAGAGGAAACATCTGGCGCAGTTCCCGCTGCTGTAGCTAATGTTAGAGGTATGGCTTGGGGACACGATTAATGCTATGTCCACAAGAAAAGAAAGTAATTTAGATGTAAAACTAGCCGTTTATATGGAACGGCTAGATTCGTATATAGAAAGTCAAACTAGATTAAACAATACCCTTTGCGCTAGATTTGAACAGATGGGCGAAGAACTGGATGAAATCAAACATTGGAGAACCAAACTTTATGGAGCTAAATCAGCTTTTGTTATAATTAGTGTAGTAGCTATGCACACAGGAATGGTATTAGGAAGCTTGTTTGCCATGATGAATTGGTTTACAAAATAGGTAGGAGTGGTTTATGAATTCTATACATTTTCCTGAAGCATGGGCTTCATGGGAGATTGACCCAAGCACAAGGACAAGTGTACATGTTTGGACAAAATATGTCGCTATAGACACAACCGTAGGAACTACTGCCACTGATATATTTACTGTGGATAGAGGCATCCCTTCGGTTAACTTGGTACAAAATCCCTCATTTGAAGTAAACACATTAACTGATTTTACAGTTTTACCAGTTGGGGGTAGCTCAACTATTGCACAAAGCAATGCTCAAGCTGCTTCAGGGACTTACTCTCTTCTAGTAACGACTGACAATAATGCTGCTGGTGAAGGTTTTTATTGGCCCTTATCAACTGTAGGCCATCCTGAAGGTAGTTCCATTACTGCACAAGCTGAAGTAAGACGAGTATCTGGTGCAGGAGCTACCGTACAAATTCAGATACAGAATGATTCTGGAACTGTTTTAGCTACCAGTGCTGCTCATACTTTAGATGATACTTTTACTAGAATTAGTGTTAGTTATCCCTTACCTTTTAGTTCAGTTGCTCCTTATAGAATAGTTATTGTTACCGCTGCTCAAACAAATGTAAACTATTATGTAGATAAATTTATGGTGGAACAACGTAGAGATGGACAATTAGTAGATTATGTTGATGGGGCGCAAGGAGTTAATTACGAATGGTTTGGTACAGCCCATGCATCAGAATCTAAACGTAGAGCAGGAATGATTACTGTTAGAGGATTTAGACTTAAGAATGGGCATGGCAGTAACACTGTTAACATTGCGTTAGACACTACTGCTACTGCTGCTGGTACTACTTCTACAGGTGTTCTTCTTAAAAATGGAGAAACTTGGGAACCTCCCTGGTCTATTGATGTTAGACAAAGAATTTCCGCAATTGCCTCTGGTGCAAGTACTCAAATATATGGTGTCATTTGGGGTATACATGAGGGCTAATGAAACCAACTACAACAAGCGAAATTATAAATAAATCATTTAATGGACTTAAATGGTTAGAGAAAGCAGATAGTGGTAAAGTTACACTTGAAGATATAGGCGATGCATTAGAAGAGTTTGCTCGATTATTTCAAGCTGGTATTTCTTCTAAAGCAGAAACTTTAACCCTAGCTAGAGCCTTTCCTAATAATAGACAATATACAGAAGCTGCTGGTAATGTGGGAGATGATGACCCTATGGTTATTGGTGGCCCAGCTTCTGTTTCGTTAATTGATAGGGAAGGCCATCTTATTACTACAGACGCTTTGAAAAAAGCGTTTGATAAGTTTATGAATAATTTTAGAACTCGCAATGCAATGGTATTACATTCTGATGTTCAGATAGGTTGGGCATTACCAGCTTATATAACTAGGGGTGGACAGATATTTAAAAGTGGTGTAGATGATAAAGGGTTATTCTTTATTTGTGAATTGCGGGATGATACCAAAATTTCTGAGAAAGTCAAGAAAGAGATTGATGAAGGAAGATTGAGGTCTTATAGTATTGCGGGTTCTGCTTTGAAGGTGCAGAATATGCAGAAAGGATTAGTACCTTATATGCAAGTAGACGAAATGGAACTAGCAGAAGTTACAGTATGTGAGAAGGGTGTAAACCAAAGTGCAAATTTTGAATTGTTAAAAGCTGAAGTACCACAAACTGGTAAGATTGATAAAGACCAATGTGGTTATAGAGATGCTACTCCTGAAGAATCAGCTAGAGGTATTGATTGTGGACACTGTAAGTATTTTAATGCTGAAGATAAAAGTTGTGATGTTGTAACTGGACATATTCTTCCTGGGGATTATTGTAAGATATTTGCTCCAATGGCTTCAAAACCTACAAAGGTGGTTGTGGTAATGAGAAATAAAGAAAATGTAGACTTTAAAAAATCTTTTGATATGTGGCTGGCAAAAGCAGAGACTGTTAAAGACCCGCTTAAATCTAAAGAATCATTAGCTGTGCTTGATAATTTTGCTGGACGAGAAGCAGAGCATCATCAATTGCTAAGAGAGTATGGTTTTCCATCTGAACAACCATCTGAGTCTAGTCGGTATGTACCTGTTATAGAAACTGAAACTGATGATAAAGGCGTACCCATACATATTAAACCGCCTTGGATTGTTAATGAAGCTGGTCAAGATTTGGGAGAAAAGTTGGATGAAGATTCTCCAGACTATCATAAATCTGATAAAGCTAAAAATCGTAAGAAGGCCAAGGCTGTTCAGAAGATGGTATTTTTGTTTAAAGCCCCTGGTGATGATTTACGTGCAACAGCATCGAGGCGTAGGTCTGGTTCCCCTGACCCTGTTCCTGAAGGACAATCCGCTGCGGAACTAGGGGAAGCTGCTCGTAGACGAGAAGCAAAAGCTGCAAGAGAAAAACAAAGTAGTGCTGTTGCTGCAAGATATAGGGGTGGGGTACAAGCGGGACAAACTAAAATACCCACACCAAAAGAAATAAAGGAACAGGCTCGACAAAGTGAGCAACGCACTAGGGATACAAGAGCAGCAGATAGGCCACAATATGTAAGGCCAAGTCAGGTAGCTCGTTCTGGATGGGGTGATGCCCCAATTCCAGAAGATGCACCTAAACCTACTGCTCCGAAACGTCCTGGCTTTAAGGAGCGGTTAGGAGAAATATTTAGTGGTGTGCGTGGTGGTGTGGAAGGTACACCAGCATCCCGTCGAAAAGCTAAAAGACAAGGTAGGAGAGGCCCCTCAACCACTGACGCAGAGGGTAATATAATACCGGGTAAGAGAGGCCCCATAATTAGTAGGGGTGAATCTAGAGAAAGTACACCCACCAAAGCTGGTAGAAGCCTTGGGGAAGGTATACGAC